GACTAATGCGGAGTTGCTTGAGTATTGTCGCGAGCTTGAGGCAAAGGTGAATTCTCTTCTAGCCTTTGCAAGTGCTCATGGCCTGATGGCTGACAGTTGATGGAACGACCCGATCCGATGATTTGCGCTAGCTACGGCGCGACCGATGTGGCTGCCTGCAGAAATCGCCAACGCTGGCTTGAGGAGCTTTATATGTATGACGGTCGCGATAAGCGTGATCATCCAATGCACGGGCTTTTTACTGGTCTTGCTCGGAAATATCAGCAATTTGCAGGCTGATGGCCAAGTCACTTAGTGGCAACACTTTTGTTGTCGGTAAACCGAAACGGACCAAACAGGGAAATGGTCAACACTCACGCCCAAAAAAAGGCCGTAAGAAGTACCGTGGGCAGGGAAAACGTTAAACCTCTTTCCAATGCTCAAAACTCTCATTGCGAGTGGTGTCGCCGTTTCGGCAGTTGCGCTGGCATCTCCTGCTCAAGCCGACGGCTTCTACATCAACCCTGAATACAACGGTGCTTTCAGCGGCTCTGATTTCGGCGGTGGCGTTCTTGATGGACACGTTGGCTATGAAGCCGGTGCGTTCTACATCCAGGGAGGACCTAGCGTCCTCATGCCTGACGGTGGCGATGTTGAGACTGGTTTCTCTGCCAAGACTGGTGTTTCTGCGCCTGTGGCTGAAAACTTTGACCTTTATGGCGAGGTTTCTTTTGCCAAGTACGACGGTATGGATGCTGGCTATGGCGTGAAGGCCGGGGCAAAGTACAAGTTCTGAGCTAGCCTAAAGTTGCACGGAAACTAAGCCCCTTCCTGGTCACACAGCAGGAGGGGGATTTTTTTTGCCATCACCATGCAAAAGATCTACAACCTGTTGGCCGTTCTGGCGTTTTTGATGTCTGGGACGATGGCTGTGGGTGGCGTGTTGTTTTACACGCGCATTCCATCGCTCACCAAGTATTACATCAGCGAGTTAAAGCTGGATTTGACTAAAACAATTTTGGATTCGATCCCTAAGCCTGAGATTCCTGAGATGCCAAAGCTGCCAACGGAGACAGGCCCTGCGATCAAGTCACCATTTTAGTTTCAGCCTGTGGCTCTACTTCTGGCGCATCCCAGTGATCAAGCCATTCCCGCAGGGCTTGGCCTGTAGGCGTTGACTTAGGCCAGCGAACAAATTTGAGCAGTGCTGCTGGCTCGGTAAACAGCATTGAAGTCTTGCCAGACTTGCAGACATAAACAAATGGCGGACCTTCACGGTGCTTAGTGGCCTCAATCCACAGCTGACCTGCTTCAAAGCGTTCTGATTTCATGCCAGAGATTCAAGAGATTGGTGTTGGAACGGTAGGCGTCCCGAGTATTGAGGCAAGGCAGATTTTGCCACCACCGACATTGCCTGCTGAGCCACCCGTCACGTTAATGCTGGGATTTCCAGTGGCAGACATACCGGGCGGTGAGATTCCGCACTATGAGCCGTTGGAATTTACGCCGGGTCAGCACACGCACCAAACAGCGCCAGTTCCAAGGCCTAACACTGAGGAAAAACCGGCTGATCGCTCAAAACAGCCGGCTTCGGCACCCCCGCCAGCTGAGCCGTCTACAGCTGACACCTCAAAGGTAGACACTGAGCTGCCATGTCCTCCTCCTGACGCAATTCCTTTAGGCGCGAAAAACAAATCGCAAACTGCTGTCATCATTGGTTACGAGATAGTTGATGGGAAGTGTGAGCCACAACTCAAGCCGTTGGACTTACCGTCGATCATCGGCAATTATCTTCCTGCTCCGGGCCTTGTCACTACGACTGCGACTGTTGCTGCGGTGGCGACTACGGCGGCCATTCTCGCGAGACCTTTAGGGGACATCCTGCTCAAAGCCGTCAAACCCATCGTCAAAAAGACAATTAAAAAGATCAAGGAGAAGCTGGGGAAGAAGGTTTCTGTTGAGTCTGTGTTTCAGCGGCAGAAGTTTCAGCGGTCTTTGCGGAAGTAGGGATTGAATGTGTGTGGGGCGGTAAGTTGCCTGGCGGGTTACTTAGGACCACATCAGCACAGATCCCGCGATAGGGACTTTTGGGGTGGAAGCTGATGCCTTTACGGAGCAGCTCGCCGCAGTTCTTGAGTCTTGCTATCTCGTGATTGAGTCTTTTGTCCGCGAGTTGCTGCTCTAGAAGTGCCACTTGCTTTTCGGCCGCTCGATGGCAGCTCTTGATATGAGCGCGATCCAGCGGTATCGAAATCGTGGCAGTGATTCCGCCGTTAATCGAGTAGTTGGTTTTTTGGCCTGTCCGAACCGGACGATAAAAAAGGACATTGCCCGGATTATCGGGGACGCCATCTGGGATGGCATTGCCTTCCTCATCAAACGCGCCAACCAAATCGAGCGTGTCATATACAGGGTCTTGGTAGTGGGACTCATAGGGATGCGCCCAGCCAACGGTTGTGCTCAGGAAAGGGCTGATTGTGAGACTTGTTCCTTGACAGGCAAAGTTGCCGTATTGATAGACAAAGTTTTTGCCAGGCACAACCTGAACGGCTTGATTGGTCACTGACCCAGAGCTGTTTGCAACTGGTGCTGCAGTGCTTGAGACCTGCGCTTGTGTTGGAGCGGAAAGGAGCAAAAGCGTTGCTAGGACTCGCTTCATTGGGTGAAGGTGCTGAGAGTCTCCGTGACAGATTCGATGTCAGTTGTCCGTTCAATCATCGTGTGGTTCGTCAGCCCTGGACCTGAAACCGTTTCGATGAACTGAAAAGAACCACCGGGATCAACGATTTGCCATGTTGGCTTGTCTTGCAGGTCAAGGCCAACCCACTTACTGGAAACACCGTTGAGATTATTGGTTGTTGTTGAGAGGTCAGCAGGGGCAAGATTGCCACCACTAGGTTTGATGTTTGTGCCGCTGACAGTGTATTCGTAGCCAGTGCGGTACTCGTAAGAGTTGATGACCTCAGTGACTTTCTGCGTTGTCTGAGTGGTGGATTTGAGGGTGCCCTGCTGGAAGGAGGGAACTACCGGCAAGGACTTTGCTTCTGGAGCGGCAAGAGTAATAGCGCAAAGCACACCCCAAGTGATCCAAATGCCGGTCCACATCACTTGATGGTCAGCTCTTGGATGACTTGTCCGATTGCGGTTGTGCCAGCGCCACCAGCAGTGATTGAAAGAGCACCGCCAGAATCAATAGTTCCATCGAGGTCACCTGCGACACCACCGGAAGTTGTCGTGGTGGAACCAAGCATCGGAAGTGATGAAACCACGCCAGAAGTTACTGTCGTGGCTGACGGTGTGTCGTCTCCCTCAATAAACGATTCTGTATAGCTAAAAGCGTCGCCAGCAGTTGTAACGCTGTAAGAGGCAGGAGTGTAACCAACAGCGGTACCGGCAGTAAGGGTGCCAAGACCACCAGCAGTGTCCAAAGTGATGTTTGAACCAGAAACAGAGTATGTAGAGGGAAGTTTCGCTGCGACTGATCCCGCTCCATCGACACTCAGCTGAATGCTTGATTGGATTTTATGGGTGATGTCAGCTTGGGCAGGCAATCCCAAGAGTGTCACACCCAATACCAAAAGTGTGCGCTTCATTTGATGCCAGCCTTGGAATCTTTGTTATCCACAATAGTCGGCTTCTTATTGGTGCTGCCATTGCTCTTACGTTCAATGCCAAATGAGGCCATTGCTCCTGTAAGAAGTGATGCCACAAAGGTATTGTCCATCTTCATCTGCGGGAAAAACCCCAGGTAAGAAACGGTGAGGAGTGTGGCGCTCCAGACCAAGACAGCGCATTTAACGAGGTCAGCAACGCTGACGCCTTCCTTTTCGTTGTTGTCTGTCGGCTCTGCCATGATGAAGCAAGTTGCGGTCAGATCATGGTTGAAGTCTGGGCCGCTGTGGCTGGAGCGTCAATAACCACTGCTGCACTAGGTGTTTCAGGTATCAACCGCCAAAGCCGCCAAGGGCAAGATTCATTGATTCGACTGACGACTGCTGTAGACAACTTGTCCAGTCGGCTCGATATTTTGCATCAAGACATCAAAAGCAAAGATGTGGAGGTCTTTGGAAGACTGAGCGAGTTGGAACGTGCAGTGGCGCGATTGGAAGGCCACAGTGATCGGCACTAACGTGGTGATGTTGTTCAAGGCAAGGCAATGATCCTGATCATCAAGCCAATCCTGATGGCATTTTTAAAGTCAGATTCAGTCAAAAGGCTGATTCTTGATCTTTTGCGTGCTTACGCGAAGACGACGGACAACACGATTGACGATCAGGTTTGCGATTACGTGAGCAAGAATCTGTTCCCCAGCACTCGTGTTGAGAAGTGAAGCCATCCGCGTTCTCTGCAACTGGTTGGTTCGTTGCAGGAGGCGCGGTCATGCTTTTGCTTCTAAGTTCAGCTTTGATTTTCATCGGCGGATACAACGTTGGCGAAAGCACTTGCCGCCAGGCATCATCAGAGCGATCCTGATCGTTTTGGCAGTGCCGCTCAGCCTGTTGCCATTTTTCCAGTTTTTCCGTGGTACGCCCCACCAGTTGGCTGCGATTAAGGAGCTTGAGGAGTCAGTGCCAAAGGAGCTACTGGAGGAGGATTCCGATTGGTTTGGAACGTGGCGAGAAAGTGGGCGAGACCTGGAGGTTTACATGCCCTACTTCAGCCAGCGAGATAACAAGACAGGATTTGGCTATCGAGAGTGCTTCAGCTCAGCGGCTGCGATGGTGGCAGCGTATTACAAGAAAGTCAAAACAGATGATGAGTACATTGCGATCCGCTCCAAATATGGGGATACGACTTCTGTCGAAGCGAATCTCAAGGCGTTGAGAGAGCTTGGTCTGACAGTTGAGTTTCGCAAGGATGGCGATTCAGATTTGGTTGAGCTTGAGGTTGAAAGTGGCAGGCCAGTGCTGGTCGGATGGTTGCACTACGGGAACTTGCTTTTAGGCGAACCACCGATGTGTGACGGCATGGGATGTGGCCATTGGAGCGTCATCAGTGGTTATGCAGGAAAGCACAGCAACGATCCAGAGTGGATCATGCAAGATCCAAATGGCTTACCAGACATGGTGAAGGGAGGGCACAAGAATCCGCATCTGGGGCGTAATGCGCGGATCAGGCAGGCTGAGTTTTATCAGCGTTGGCAATCGGAGGGTCCCAGGACTGGGTGGGTGATTTTGGTCGATGATGAGTGAGTTTTATTGGGTCTGGGCGTTTATCAGCGCGTTTTGGACGACTGTGGTTGTGCAATGTGCCAAACCAGTGAACTGGGATCAGTGTTCACGGGTTGACGATTGGCTGGTGCCGTGGGTGCGAGATGTGACTGAGATGCACCAAAAAGGGGCGTATCACACTGAAAAGAAAATCCTGAGCAAAGCTGAGTAGGATTGATTTTTGCGTCCCAGGGATGGCAGTTCTGTGTGATTGGGAGATTTTGGCTCGGTGCCGGAAAAGCCAAATGGTCGTCCCATTCGATGAAGAGCTGCTGAATCCAGCCAGCCTTGATTTACGGCTTGGAGACTATTTGATGGTGGAGAGCATCTATAGCCCTGAGCTGGTGCGTATCAACATCGCGGACAAGACAGAGGATGACCCGTTCATG